GAGGTTTTGATCGGAGCTGTCTACGTTTCTCGGTACCGTCGAACGCTCGAATAACGTCTGTCTTCCATTCCAGGGATTCATTGAGAGGTTGATTCCAGTTCGGGCCAAATGGCCATACAACAACCCTCTGACCGGTTACCGGTACCGAATACTCAACACCGTCGACCGTCCATAGAATCTGCTCTGAGAACTGCGGTGGACCGTCAGTTGAGACAGTAACGATATATGACAGTTCCTCCAACGCAGCCATTGTGTATGGTGTTGCAACCGGCGCTGTGACACTCACACCTTGTGCAGACGGGGCGAGGAAATCACTCATTATTTTACTGGACAGATGAGCATTCCAGACTCGGATTTCCTCAGTTTGAACTGACAACACATTACCGAGGTTAATTTGCCCCGGGTCGAAGTGCACCCGGAAGTACAGGTCGTTGAAGAAAGTAGGTTCCCTGTACCCTGTGAAAGGGAAGGAAAACACATCAAGGTCAACGAACCGATTGGGACCTTGACCAAAGTCATCAATAGTCAGAACACCGGGGGTTGAGCTACCCGGGTAGTTGGGCACCGGGTTTTCTCGTCCAATGTTGAAATGGCTTTCGGCAGTCAATATGTCAGGTGTACGATTTATCATCCGATTAACCTTTCAGATATGCTATTCCGCACATGCCACTGGCTTCATACTCGGGTCCTGTGTAGTTATTGTCATTCCCACTTCTCAAACCCTGTGTCCGCCTAGACCAAGGAAAAACTTTCCATGTGTCTGTGCCAATGTTCAATTCATCCCCAGCCTCAAAAAAAGTTAAATCCACATACCGAATGTTTGGGGGAACCCCAAAGGGTGTGTATCCGTTAGCCATCACGAAGGGTGACTGAAGTGGGGTTCTTGAGTTAAATGCTATGGGGCTGGCAACAAGAACACTGTCTAACTCGGTGGCATTATGACCACCCCATGAATAAGGGGATGAAACCGTGTCACTCATCCGATTGAATGTCGGAACGCCATCGGGGGTCTGCGTGTCAAAACCCCCAACATATGCACGATCATATTGTGCGGCGTTTGTGTTGTTAAGAAACGGAGCACGATGGTTTTCCCAGAAGGTTTGATACGACTGAATGCGTGTTCTCGCAGACACATCCCAGAACATTCCACCTAATGAAGACCCAAACTTCTCCATGTGACCAATCGCAATGTGCCGAAAATAACCAGGTTCTTTTTCTATTGCCGCGTACAAGTGTGGGCTTGGTGACATGGAACCGAACAAGTGCACAGAAACTATTGGATTAATCCTAATTTCACAAACTACCCTTGTGGCTATTTCCGCTGCATCGTTGCTGCTGTTCCCATCACCGTCGTATGCAAGGTATTGGTCGGGTTGATCAAACCATCGTTTATTACTGTCGAAATTTCGGTGTCCATTAATTATCACATTTCCCTGCGGTTGACCCACCAGGGTGATGTAACCGTTGTGACCATTGGCTGATAACGTAACTACTCGATTCCCATCGACATCATCAATGTTCTGATTAATGATCCAACCGACTGTAGAAGCAAAGTTGGCTATTTGCTGAACAATCTGATAACTGTCCGACACCGGTGTGTTTTGATATACCATTACGCCAACCTCATTGCCATGTAGTCTCGGAAACCAGTACGGTGTAGGTTCTGAACAACCAGGTGATCCACCGAATCCGGCTTATTGTGTTCTCAGAAGAATTCTCCCTGCCCGGTACCCAAAAAACACCATCCAATACACCTATCATTGCATCGTAAGGACCACTATTTCCTGCTCCAGACCCCATGATTGTCAGGTCACGCATAATATAACTACCGTCAAAACATTTGGTCATTTGATCAGTAGTGACCTCACTGTTCACGGCTCTGATTCCAGGTGCAGCACTGTAGTCTCTTGTCGGAAACATATAAGCCGACGCTACAACCGAATTCCCATATATAGGTGAAGGTGTGTTGCTGTCATTTTGATAGTTGGCTACACGACGCCACACATTGTCCGGATAATAAACAAACATTGTGTTGTAACCGGGGCTGGCCATGAATCTATTTCTTTGATCCTGAGAACTCCAACGCTGATCACCTGGGGATATTCCGGCCACCATCATTGGATATGGATATTCAGTCGGAGAGGCGTAAGGCAAAAAGAACCCACAGTATGCCGATGAATAGACAGTGGACACCTTGACCACCAACATCCATCTTCGACCGTTGCCAATAATCCAGTAGGTCATGGGTTGATCCCACAACAACACATATTGATCGGGTGACAACAGAGGTTGCAGACGGGGTTCCAAATTTACAGAGAAACCAGAATGCCCCCAGAACCGGATGTTGTATGTATCAGCACCGGGATTCTCAAGTGTCTCCATACCGCAATAAACGGCATCCGTGCCGGTCAACCCGGGGCCTTTCAGAGTAATCTGATCACCATGAACTAGCGTGCCCGATGGCCCGAGCACCTGTGTCCAGTTCTCCCCGGCGTTCACCAGATCGGTGTTCGTCGTCAGGAAATCCCTGATCTTGTTGAACAGATCAACGTGGTTCGCAGCAGTTCCCGTTTCCCAAGCCATTACGCAAGCACCGATTTAACCTGGGCCTTGTTGGCCCGAATGAAATTGATAATCGCCTTCTGACCCTGAGCACTATTCAAACCCTCAGAAACGATGGAAGACGAGTCGATTGCATTGACGATCTTAACACCTGTTGATTGATTATCCGACCCTTGGTTGTTTCTGTGACGTGGATCAGACGTGGTCAACACTTCCTCACCCTTTTCAAGTATTGTCGGAACCTCGTTCGGCTTCAAGCCGGCGATACCACCGGAGTGATACCGGACAGCGCCGGCGAACCAGCTCATGTCTGCCAGGCGACCTTTGCCATCCTGACCTACAATACCCCCAGTGTGATTGGTTGGCACGACCGCATTCAAGCCCCCGGCCACACCACCCATGGCCCCACGCACAGCGTTGAAGACGATCTGCTGCAGAATCATGTTTGCGATCTGACGCAGGAAGTCCGCGGCGAACTGCCGGAAGGCATCGGCCATCGACATTGTCCCGTCGATGAACTGGTTGAAAGCGTTGGTGAATCCCGAGGCAAAGTCTTCTGCCAACTGGTCACCTGAGAACAACTGGTCTTTGACCTCCTGCAGGCCCGCCTTCATGTTTTTCAGGTTGGCAACCAGTCCTTCATCACCCAGTTTCTCAGCCAGCGTGATTGCCTTGTCGATCATTTCACCAAGGGTCTGATTACTCTGATCGAGGATTGTCCGAGCCCGCTGCTCTGCCGTCGCCGCGTCAATCGCACCGGTTTCACGCAACGTATTGATCGTGTCCAGCTTGGTCTCACGGATGCTGTACTGATCATTGATCCGCTGTTCCAGGCGGTTGAGGTCTTCCAGAGCGGCCCGACGCCGTTCTACTTCCTCGAAGTTATCGAACTGATCAACGAATCGGCTCAGATCGGCGTTACCGGTGGCCTCGGCAAGATTACGTGCCTCCTGAACAGCCTCCTTCAGCTTACCGATCATTTCGGTGTTGATCTGGTTGACCTTCTCGCCCTGTTCCTCAGTGCTGATCAAACCAAGTTGGGCCAGTTCATTCACCCGGTCCAGATCGTCCTGGCGATCCTGATTCAATCCGTTGATGCGGTTCTGGGTCTTCTCGATCTGCTCATCAATGTACTTCTGGCGTTCCTTCTCCTTCCGGATGTTGATCAACTGCTGGACCACCTGCGGGGCGTCCGCCAGGAGCGACTGGCTCTCACGAATCTGGGCAACTTCCTGTGCTGCCCGTTTCTCAATGGCCGCGATCTCCCGCTTGCGAACCGCGTCGTCGATGTTCTGGTTCTCACGCAGTTGACCAATCCGCTCCTGAGCTTTCTCCTGAATCTCCAGAATGTTCTGGTCACCCTCAGTCTGGAACTGACTGATGCCCTCCATGAAGTCCTTGAACTCGGCTTCAATCAACTTCAGTCGGTCTTCCAGGCCGGTTGCTGATTCTTCAGCCAGGGCATCCCGAATGTTCTTCAGTTGGGTCAGCAGTCCTTCACCCAGGCTTTTACCGGCGTTGACACCCGTCTGGAAGTAATCCAGTTCCCGGAGGCCCTGCAAGAATTCCTCACCGTACTCATGACCAGCCTTCTTCCCTTCCTCCGGCTCAACCACATCACCACCGAGTTTGTCGATGTCGGAGAACATCTGAGTGATGATCTGGTCAACGGCCGCAGCCTCGGCATCCGCCTTCTTCCGGACTTCGGCAATCAGCGCATCAACGTCAGTGGTGTCGAGCAACTTGTCCATCAAACCATCGGCGGCCTGGTTCACCTCGTTCAGGGAACCAACGGCGAAATCCTGAATGGACTGACCCAGTTCCTTGTTCACGGCACCTACGGCAGCGCCAACGGTCTCGACCGCCCGCCAGATCACCGTGGGGATAATGGTTACGAACGCCCGGGCGATTTCCTTCACCACGGATTTCCAGCCACCCTCCATCTGGATCAGGAAGACATCCCAACTCTCATTGGAACGAATGATGGATTTCTCAAAAACACCCACTAGGGTAGCGCCGAACTTCCGGAGCTCCGGGTACTGGTCCTGCAGGTAATCACCCACCGTGAGGCCAGCGTAAAACGCAGCAGGTAGAAGTAGGACGGCATTGTAGAGAGCGATGACAGCACCACGGAGCTTGCCCACGGCGGTTGTTGCTGTCCTCACCTGTCGTGCGGCCGTCAGGGATGCCGCGCTCATGCCAGCGATCTGTGCGGTCACGCTCCGAATGTACCCAGCCGCCTTGAGGGCAATCAGGGCCTTCAGTGCTGCCGTCACGGTGTCCAGATTCTTGATGACCAAAACACCGAACTGAACGACACCGCTCAATGCGTTGGCAAACTCTTTCATGCCATTGCGGAATTCCGGCGTCCGCATTTCAGCATTCAGTTCTTCCAGGCCCTCGGTTAACTCATCAATGAAGCCGGACTTCGCAATCTCAATCCGGATGTCATAGAGCGTATTCCGGAACCGGGCCAATGCAGCGAGAGGTGAATCAAGGGCGGTTTCCAGCGCCGGCCCGAATTCAGACCTCAATGATTGTGCCAGCGCAACGATGGCCGTGGAGCTCACCTCACCCCGGTTGATTCTAGCCAACAGGTCTTCCGTGGTGACCAGTTCCCCGGTCATTTCAGTCAGACCTTTCGCCGTATTCTCGATAGCGGCAGGGATTCGTTCACCGAGCTGCTGCCGGAGTTCTTCAAGCTGCACAGCCCCTTTGGCGGCGATCTGCCCGAGGGCCACGAACACCGATTGAATATCCTGGCTACCAAGGCCAGCCGCCCGTGAGGCTTCGGTAATACCGGTGAATGTGAATCTGATCTGGTCAATGGTCAACACGCCATCTGGCACGTTGTTCACGAACCGGGTGTACTGCTCAAGCAGCGTCTCGAACTCAATACCCAGGCGGTCGGCTTCTTCCCGAACGAACCGGATTTCCTGTTCGATAGCGTTGAAGTCACCATTGAACTTAGCTGACAACCTGGCTGTGGCCTTCTGGGTCAGCACCGATGCGTCATAGATCGACCGGACAGCACCACCGATTGCGTAGACACCACCATATGCTGCGGCGATGGACAGGAGTTCACCCCGGATGCGCTGCAACCAGGAGAGTGCCTGGCGACTGTCCTCACCCCACAGGCGGAATCGACGAGCGGCTTCAGCGGCTTCCTTCCCGGCCCGGTCGGTGGCAGTAGCGGTCTTCCCGGTCTCAGCCTGCAACTCCCGTTGCTCGGAGGTCAGTCGCTCGGTAACCCGTTCCAGTTCCCGTTCTTTCTGGGCCAACTGGTCAGCAGACGCACCGGCTTGCTGGTACTCCCGCTGCATTTTTTCCAGAGTGGCCGTCTGCTCAACGATCTCCGCTTCAGTATCCTTGATACTCTGCTGCAGGTTCTCGAATCGCTGAACCGCCCTCGGGTCTGGGCCGGATGCTTTGTTCAGTCGCTCCTGAGTTTTCTCAAGGCGAGTGGCCGCACCCTGGTACTGGGTCTGCAACTGTTCCAGGGAGGCAGTGAGTTTTTCAATGTTCTTCTGTTGACGCTCAGTGCCGGCTTTCTCCTGGGCGCGGGTGTACTCATCCAGACCGGCCTTGAGGTCGATGTAGGCGGTTTTCTGTTTGTCCGCCTGCTTCACCAGCTTGTCGACTTCACGACTCTGGTCACGATAGGACTTGGCGGATGCATTCCGTTCTGCACGGGCCTCACGCTCCACCAATACTTGCTGCTCCACCTGCTCCTTCAAACGCTTGGTGGCAGCAATCGCTTCTTCCTTCGCCTGCACCTGCTCATCTGTCGCCTCGTCGGCTTCACGGACGATCCGGCGCTGTTCTTTCTCAAGCTCCCGGGCGACCTTCAATTCCTGCCGTAGACTGTCCAGACGAGCCTGAGCATCCTTCTGGCCGGCATCAGCGGTATCACGAACCTTGGCCTGTTGCGAGAGCACCTTCTGTGCCTGAGCCACCGCCTGAGTGGTCTCCCGCCAGGAGTCACCCAGTTCAATCACACGACGACGGTAGTCCTCAATGT